ACCAAGGGTGACCAAGTTACCTTTGCGTTCAACGGCATCCTGACCGGGCTTGGAACCGGTGAAGGCGGTACGTTGGTCGGCAACGAAGAGGCATTAACGCTATCATCCTCTGCCATGGCCATCAATGTGGTCCGTCATGCGGTAAACAATCCCAACGATGACACCATTGAGCAGCAGCGCACCTATGTGCCGTTTGAAAAGAACGCACGCACGCAGCTTAAGGGATGGCATAGATCCCGTGTCGAGGCGTCCATTTTCAACCAGCTGGCAGGCGCAAACAGCACCAGTTACCTGGTAGACGGTGCGACCTATTCAGCACCTGATAAGCTACCATTTGTTCGTGGTTTGAATTCGATTGTTGCACCATCCACCAATCGTATCATCCGTGCAGGCGGCGTAGCCAATGACCAATCCCTGACCAGCACCAACACCATGACGCTGGATTTGATTGATGCGGCCATTGAGCTGACTAAGCGCACTTATCCAACGGTAGAGCCAATCAACCGCAACGGCGATGAAGGGTTTGACCTTTACATCTCCTGGGAGCAGTTGACCGATCTGAAGCGTGACACCACGGGTAAAATCCAGTGGAGCCAGAACTATCTGGCAGCTATGGCGGGTGGCATGATTAACGATAACCCGATCTTTACCAATACCATTGGATCGAAGGCGGTGGCTCGTTATGCGAATGTCTACATCATTCCAAACGCCCGTGTGTCGTATGGCGTCAGTAGCGCTGACAGTTCCATCCAGACCAACGTTCGCCGTGCCGTGTTGTGCGGCAAGAACGCTGCTGCGATTGGCTCTGTCACGGGTGGCCGCCTCTCCGACAATACCGTACCGCTGATCTACAAGCAGCAATTCCAGGATTACGAATATTACAAGGGTATCGAAGCTCGCATGATCTGGGGTTGCAAAAAACTTCAGGGCACGAGCGCCGGTAATACCGAAGACTGGGGTTCTGTTGTGATTTCCACCTATGCCGCAGCGCATACCGCTTAATGAAAGGAGCATAACATGACAACACCTTCAACGTTAGCGACTGAAGCGGGCATGAGCTATCCGGCTAAGTTTACCCCGCAGAACAATATTACCGACATTTCGTCTTATACCGTACCTGCCAGTACTGCCAGCGGCACCGTAATTGGAATGATTAAGTTCCAGCCCGGTTGCCGTGTCATCAGCGGATGGGTGCAATCGGCTGACCTTGATACCAGCACCAACGTAACCCTGAACGTGGGTTATCAGTATGTGACGGGTTCATCTGGTACGGATAATGACGATGCTTTCGTAGCGGCGAGTACTATTCCGCAGACGGGTGGCATTGCCACGTTCCCTGTTGCGGGCGGTGCATCAACCGCTACGGAGTTGGCTACCACGGCAGCCGTGGATAATGGCTATATCGTCATCAAAACCGGCGGCGGGAATACTACCACCGCAGGCATTGTGACGGTGTGCGTCGTAATGACTTATGGTGAATAACCATGGCTGATACTCTGGGGTCCATGACATCCCGCATCGCCAATAAGCTGATCGTGGATGACATGGACTCTGAGATCGAACAATGCATCAACGGGGCTATTGAGTATTACAAGAGTGAGCCGTTCTGGTTTACACAAGCCGAAGAAACGATCACCTTGACGATCAATAGCCCCCTGGTGCCAGATGTTCCCAGCGATGTACTGTATGAGCGCAATGGCGATGGCCTGGTGCTCAATTACAGCCAGCGCCGCTGGGTTCTCTCGAAGGTGGATAATACCACTTATGATCTCATGAACGTGCAGGCCACGGGCATACCTAATTGCTACACCTACCGGGACGGCAATTATTACGTCTACTTCTATCCTGACCAGGCATACACCCTGCTGTTTCGTTACCAGAAATCCTACAGCGAACTGGTGCAAACTAGTGACAGCAATGACTGGCTTGCCAATGCGCCACGCCTCATTGAGGCCAAAGCCATGTGCGACTTTTACCTAGATTACCGCCATGAACCCGAAATGTCCGTGGTTTATGGCCAGAAAGCCCTGACCGAGCTGCAAAAGGTGCGTGACGAATCCTATGGGCGCCTAACCACCGGCAATCTGATTACTGAAAACATCATCGACAAAGGAGACTATTACTATGACCCAACTGTTAGCGGCTGGTGAGATCGGGCGGCTTAGCGCCGCATCCAGCGTAGCATCCACCGATACGCTTGTTGTGTATCAAGGTGGCGTCATTCGACGGGCAACCCCGGCCCAGGTGGCTGCATCCAGCGGCATTCTGCCGACATTGGTTGCCAACGTCACCTTGACCAGTGCCCAGATTCTGACACTGAATGCCACGCCAGTCCAGGTGCTGGCAGCTCCAGGTGCTGGATTTGTTAATGTAATATACAGTGTCCATGCAACGAAAGCCGCTGGCACGGCATATGCAGGTATTGCTGCAGGTGAAGACATCGCCTTCCGTTATACCAATGCATCAGGCGCTATCATTGCCACGCTGGAAATGACCGGATTTGCTGATTCTACGAGCGCTACGAGTGGTGTGGCGTTTGGCGCATCGAACAATACTGTGGCAAATGCTGCGATTGTGGCTCATATGACGACCGGTGAAATTACCACCGGCGACAGCCCGTTCAAGCTGACCATCTATTATCGCACCTTCCCGGTCCCGGCGTTCTAATCCATGTCTACGACAACGCCTAATTTTGGGTTCATCAAACCAGCGGTCAATGACATTTCGGATGCCGACCTATGGGGCGGCTACCTGAATGACGACTGGGATTTGCTGGATACAGAGCTGGCCACCCGCAGCAAGGATTATGCGTTTGCGGATTACAAGATAACTGCGCCAGCGCTGCAGGATGTGGCAGAAATTGCCTATAATCTTGGTAATATCAGCGGCGCTGTCACGGTGGATTATACCAATGGCAATTACCAATATGCCACGGTCACCGGAGACATTACCAGTCTGACCATCAACAACCCGCCAGCTTCCGGCCGGGTTGGGTTTCTGACGCTGGAGTTGAATCAGGATGGCACCGGAGGGCGCACGATTACCTTAAATGGCAGCGTTTACCTGACACCCAATGATGCGCCTGTTGTTTTGACGACGACCGCCAGCGCCAAGGATAAGCTTAGGCTTGAAACCCGTAATGCGGGCACGACCTGGGATGTATTCACTAATTTGAATATCAAGTAACCATGGCGCTGTTCAGCACCTTCAATGGCATATGTGCTCAGGGATATCAGCCATTAGCCACTGATTTCGACGCTGGCGAAACTATGACATGGACCTCGTTGTCGGGTGCTACGGCGTACAGCCAGGGTATTCTCATGGCATGGGTGAGGCCTACGCTCTTTGACAGCACCGGGCCAACACTCTTTACTTTTGGTAATCTGCGCCTGTCGATTTCCGGGGTGTCGCCATTTACCGATCGCAGGGCTGTTCTTGATCTGGCCGGTACGGGTGGGATCCTTTCATTTCAGAGTAGCGCCAACATCACCACAACCGGAGTCTGGCGACAGATACTGGCATCCTGGAATACTAATGCCACCGCCGGTGCCCGCAGTTTTACCATGGTGATCAATGGCACCACCGGCACGCAGACGGTTACGGATTCCGGTAGCGATTTTGCCATGGACGCAGGCGCAGCTGGTATTGGGTACAGCGGCAACTTAAGCGAGGGTTGCTGGTCAGAATTTTACTTTGCGCCTGGGCAGTATCTGGATTTCAGCGTCCAGAGCAATCGCAATAAGTTTGTAACTGCAGGCGGAACGCCTGTGTATCTCGGGACAAACGGCACATTGCCTACCGGCACGCAGCCGCTGATTTACCTAAAAAATCCTTATTCATCGTATAACACCAACAGTGGGACAGGAGGCAATGCCGTGGTGAATGGCACATTATCCGCCTGCGCAAGCGCTCCGTGAGTGCATTGCGTGAAAAACGCATCCCGATTACCTATGACGTTGGCATGTATCCGGTGCCGGATAGCACGCAGCTCATGTCCACCCGTATCGTGGATGGCGACCGCATACGATTCAGCGGTAATGTGGTGTGGCAGATTGGCGGCTGGGTATCGGTTAAGTTTGACCAGCTGGGCGAAAACCAGACGCTGGATGGATGCGCCCGCATGCTGTTCAGTTTTATTGACGGCAACAATCGCTGGTATCTGATCGGCACGAGCACGGGATTATACAGCCTGCTGAATAATGCGCTGACCAATATCACGCCGATTGGCGTAGATACGGTTACGCTTGGGAACGATCCCATTGATGCGCTTTATGATAATTTTCAGACCAATCCGTTTTTCTTTGTCAACGGCTCCAACATTGTCACGGTCTTAAGCAACTACGATGTGCGCCTGAATGTCGGTGATTTTGTCACGATTACAGGAGCGGCCGGAACCATCAACGGTGTCCCGTCCACGCAATTGAACGGCTTTCATACGATTGTTTCAAAAGATGTCACTGATAATCTGCAGATTCAGGTGGCAACAGCGGCGACATCGGGCGGCAATCCTGCCGTGCCGGGTGTTGTAACCGTTGCGCCATATGTGCAGGTGGAACAAACAGCGCATGGCTATAGCGTAGGTCAGCGCATCAGGATCGAAAATGCAACCGGCCCGATCGGCGGCGTTCCCGATACGGAGATCAATGCCGAGCATATCGTGCACCGGGTGGTGGATGCCGACCATTACATGGTGGCGGTGGATACCTATCCTACCAGTACGGCATCGGGCGGCGGATCCTCCGTGGATGTTACATTGCAGATCGATGCCGGTGAATGCGATAATGCGCCCGGCGTCGGTTATGGCATGGGCCTCTACGGTGTCGGGCTGTACGGCGTTTCCAAGATGGCTTATCTGGCCACGTCCATCAAGGAGTTACGGCTTTGGTCTGCTGACCGTTTCGGGAGCTATGTAGCGCTGACGCCCGGTAACCAGTCGCCGCTTTACATCTGGACTGTGGATAATGACACGGCCCCGGCCCCGGTCACCGGCGATGATCCTCCCGATGCCGTGAATTACGTTTTTACCACCGATAATTTCCTGTGCTTCCTGGGGCCAGATGGCGAAGAAGACAAGGTGGGGTGGGCAAGCCAGGGTACTACAGATACCTATACGCCGGATGCCACCAATACGGCTGGCAGCAACTCGTTGCGGGATGCTGGCCGCTTAATAAGCCAGATCAATGTACGGGGCACGAATCTGATATTTTCGCAGACGCTGGTTTATACCATGCGCTTTGTTGAAGGCAGCCCCTATGTGTTCCAGTTTTCACGGCTGGATGGCGGGGACGGTATTATTGGCCAGAACGCCCGGGTATCTCATAAG